ATCCATAACTTCAACGTCTATGAGACGCCTAAGCCAGGATTGCATGTCCATTTAGCTACTGGTAGCGGATCTGAGGCTAATGGTTTTGGTACTACTTCGCTACGAAGTACCGGTGCTGAGATCGGTGACCTTATAGTTGTATTCTATGCTTCACAGTTTGGAGACACCAAAGCCAGACCTCCTGCTGGCTGGGATTTCCAATACAACCGTGACGCCGGTGGGCGATCTGGGTATGTAGCTGTAAAACGGGCTACAAAAGCTGATCTTGATGGTGACTTCAAGTTCAATAGTGATGTCGCCACCAATGCTAGAGAGAACTTTGTCTTATTCTCGATCGGCGGGGTATCCAAGTATAAGATACATACCTGGCAACCGGGTATTCCCACTCTCGATAAGACCAAGAAAAATCTAGTAGCCGTACAATATCACGCACCATCTTCTCGAGATGAACCAGTATGGTATCCCCCAGGTACCGACCCAATCGCTAGAGGCGGTAAACGTAACCGAGGATCCTCGTGGTCGATGACCATCGGAGCACTGGCTTTGTCAGTGAAGGATTCGTACGGCGCTAAGGCTTATGCCTGGGTAGAACTTGAGGAAGAGAATCCAGAACCTCCAGCTGTAGTCACTCCTGGTATAGAGATTACCGATTCTGGAAATTCCAATCCGGTATTCGTATATTGGAATGGGGAACTGCAGCCGTCTACCATGCGTGCCGTACCAAGAGGATACTCCGATATACACACCATGATGGACACTCGCGGCTTCCTGATCGCCCACAGAGGAGGATCCGTCAGCTGGCCTGAAGCCTCGATCCGGGCATATACAAACGCGGTTATGTTCGGAGCAGGGGCTTTGGAGGTCTCATGTCAGAAGACGAAGGATGGAGTCTGGTTCCTGAACCACGATCGCACCCTCCAGCGTGTGGATAAGACGGCTCCAGATACCCCCGTCACCGAGATGACATGGGCGGAGATCCAGAAGTTCACCACTATGGGCGAGCCCTTCATGACGGTTGAGGAGTACTTCGCAGCATATGGCTCGAGTCACATTACAGTACTCGATCCTAAGTATTCCGCGGTTCAGTGGGAGGAGCTGAAGAAGTTCTTCCCTTCTGATGCCCACGGTCGAATCATCTGGAAGTTCTCCATCGACGCCGGATGGCTGGCTAATCAGTGGAAGGCGGATGGTTGGAAGTGCTGGGGATACTCGTATCCAGATCAGGTAACTGATGGCCGGATCAACGAGTGGCACAAGCCATGGGACTACATCGGTATGTCCTTCGATGCCAGCGATGAGGTTTGGAACCGAACTACCGGACTCGGCAAGCCGGTATGGGGGCACATCTGCCCAACCCGAGACGCCTATGACCAGGCTATGGCCAAGGGCGCCATCGGATGTATGGTCTCTGGAGTGGCCAACATCTACTCCGAATCTCTAGTCTAGGAGAATCATGATTACGATCGAGAGCCAGGGAGACTGGAAACTCACCAGGAATTGGTTTGACAGAATGACGAAGTTAGACCTGGCTCTGATCATGAATCAGTTCGGCAAGGAGGGGGTTTCTGCTCTCAAGGCGGCGACCCCCTCCAGGTCGGGCGAGACAGCGGCTAGCTGGAACTACGAAGTCACAAGAACTGGTGAGAACTGGAAGATCACCTGGACAAACTCACACGTAAACAACGGCGTGAATATCGCCGTCATCTTGCAATATGGCCACGGTACTCGCAATGGCGGGTATGTCGTCGGCCGAGACTACATCAACCCCGCTATCAGGCCCGTATTCGACAAGATAGCGAAGAAGGCCTGGAAGGAGGTCACTAAGTAGTGGCTACTATTGATGAGCGGGTAGTCTCGCTCAAGATGAACAACAAGCAGTTCTTGTCCGCAATCAAGGAATCCGCGTCCAGCATGGACCGACTCAAAGATTCCTTGAAGATGCAGGGGGCTGCAGACGGTCTTTCTCGAATTGGCGAGATAGCTAAGAATACGACTCTAGGCGATCTGGCCACGAAGGCCCTCGATATCGGCAAGAACATGACCGTCATGCAGGGTCTTGCCGTAACTGCATTCGGCGGAATCGGTGTCGCAGCACTAAACGCGGGTCGAAGCGTGGTCTCCGGCTTCATCGGAACCATCAAAGATGGCTTTAATGAGTATGAGCTCAAAATGAGAGCCATTCAGACCATTATGGCCAACACAGTTGAGAAGGGGACCACCCTCAGCGAGGTTAAGACATCTCTGGCCGAGCTGAACACCTATGCTGATAAGACGGTGTACAGTTTCAGTGACATGACTCACGCCATTGGTCTGTTCACCGCCGCAGGCGTTGACCTACAAACCTCTGTGGCGTCGATTAAGGGTCTGTCCAACCTCGCAGCGGCCTCGGGTTCGACTGCCCAGCAGACAGCCACTGCGTACACCCAGCTCTCGCAGGCTATCGCGGCTGGCGCTGTCCACCTTCAGGACTGGAACTCACTAGTCCAGGCAGGTATGGGTGGTGAGTCATTCAGGAATGCCCTTATCGAGACCTCTCGAATGATGGGTACTGGGTATGATGAAGCCATCGCTAAGGATGGTAACTTCCGAGAATCCCTGAAGGAAGACTGGCTTACGGCCCAGGTCATGACGACCACCCTTACTGCTCTGACGAATGACCTGTCCGAGGCTCAGCTTGTTGAGATGGGTTATTCCGAGGAGCAAGCGCACAAGCTCAAGCAATTTGCTCAGGGAGCATTTGACGCCGCAACCAAGATCCGAACCTTTAGCCAGCTAGTAGATACAACCAAGGAAGCCATCGGTTCCGGATGGGCCGAGACGTTCGAGATTCTCTTTGGTGACTTCGAAGAGGCATCAGATCTGTTTACCGCTATCGGCGACTGGCTCGGCGCAGTTATTAAATCCAGTGCCGATGCCCGAAACGGGTTCTTACAGATGTGGAAGGATCTTGGTGGTAGGACGGCTCTGGTTCAGGGGTTAGCGAACATCTTCTGGGCAGTTGTTAAGGTTCTGGGCCAGATCGGTACGGCCTTTCGCCGAGTGTTCATGAATGCTAGTGCCGAGGGCCTTGTCCGGATCACGAAGGCTTTTGAGAACTTCACCTCGAAGCTTATCATCACAAACAACTTTGCCGATAAGCTAGAGTGGACATTCACTGGTCTGTTCTCAATATTCCACATCTTCGCGACAATCCTCGGCGAGATCGCGCAGGTAGTCTTTACGGTTGCTTCACATATTGTCAGTGCTCTATTCCCAGCATTCACGGGTATTAACTCTGGCGTATTCCAGATCACGAAGGTAATCGGTAAGGCGATCTTCTGGTTCGACCAGTGGTTCACCAAACTCGACCTTGGTGGAAAGCTACTGAAGCTGCTTCTTCCACCGATTGATCTACTCGGTAAAGCCATTAAGTGGGTTGTAGACAAGATCCATGACTTCATCATGTGGCTCGACTTCGGAGGGAAGGTAACCGGGGCGGCCAATGCGCTAAAGGGACTTTCTTCTAAGTTTGGTCTCGTCAAAGATGCTCTGAAGAACTCGGTTGTCGGCCAGCAGTTCTCTGCGGCTATGGATTCTATCCACAGCGGAATCGACAAGGCTAAGACCAAGCTACACGAATTTGGCCAGACCGTCGGCGACAAGCTGAAGGCTAAGCTTACTTCCGGTAAGTCCGCTCTATCCGAGTACTTTAAGGGCTTCGACCTCAGCAATATGACCACTTCCGAGGCGATTGTCTCGAAGTTGAGCGCCAAGTTTGATGAACTAGGTAACAAGCTCAAGATTTCTGAGAAAGTCCAGTGGCTCAAGGAGAAACTCATTGAGCTTAAGGATGCACTTGTCGATACGTGGAACACTATTCAAAATAGTAGTGTTTGGGACCACCTTGGTAAGGCTTTCTCCGACATCGGTGGTAAGGTCAAGGAAGTAGCCGTCTCTTTCCGCGACTGGGTTAACGGCCACGGCGAGGTCAAGGCTAAGGCTAAGGAGGCGGCTGGTGCTGTCTCCGAGGTTGGAACCGCCGCAGCCCAGGCTGCTAAGGAAACTGGTCAGGCCGCCAAGGAGAACTTCCTTAAGAAGTGGTTCGAGGACATTAAACAGGTCGCTCTAGCGGTTCACCTCCCTGAGCTCTTCGACACAATCAGGCAGAAGTTCGTTGAGTTCAAGGACTTCGTGGTAAACACCTTCGCCCCCAAGGTGAAGGAGGGCGCAAAGAATGCATTCGGCTCTATCGGTACCGCGATGAGTCAGGCAAACTCCAACCTCAAGTCCTATGACATGGGCAAGATCCTTGTCGGGGCTATTGGTGGAGGAGTCCTCATCGCCTTTACTCGATGGATCAACTCCTTCAAAGAGAACTTCGACAAGATCGGAAACGTCGCTGACAAACTCGGCAATGTATTTGATAAGCTCGGCGGAGTCCTCGAGGCATTCGAGCAGAAGGTTAAAGCCAAGGCTCTTCTGACAATCGCAATTGCTCTCGGTGTTCTTGCCGGGGCGCTGATCCTGATGTCCCTTGTTCCGGCTCCGAAGCTCCTAATCACTCTTGCCGTCCTCAAGTTCTTGTTCAACATGATGGATGACATGCTTGAGTCCATGACTAAGATGGTGGCCTTCAAGAATGACAGCGTTCGTATTGTGGCTATGCTCATCGCTATGGGCGCAGCCATGATCTTGATGGCGACAGCTGTCAGAATTCTTGCCGGAATGGACCTCAAGGGCGCCGTGGTCGGTCTTGCTGCTATGAAGATCCTGATGATGACTATGCAGGAGTTCATGACCAAGATGGCTGCCACCAAGGGGGTCGAGAAGGGCGCTGGAATTCTTCTTGCTCTTGCTGCATCCTGTGTTATTCTGTCTCTAGCAGTATACACGCTTGGATCCATGGATACCGGTAAGGCTATCCAGGGGGTCGTAACCCTCGCTGCGGTTGTGGCGATTCTGTCTGGGTTCATGATGGTCGTTAGTAAGGATCCCTTCATGGGTAAGGGCGCTGCGATTCTTCTATCGCTGGCTGTCTCTTGTAACATCCTTGTGGCGGCTATCTGGATGCTTGGTACGATGGACACTGGCAAGCTTCTCCAGGGCGTCATTGCTTTGGGTGTCATTATTGCGGAGCTATCCGTAGCAATGGCAATTGCAGGCAGAGCTAATGCCCGCGGAGCGGCTGCAATCATCGCTATGTCTGCAGCAGTTATTGTCTTAACCGGTGCGGTAGCCATTCTCGGCAACATGGATATCATGACGCTAGCTAAGGGACTTATAGCTCTCGCGGCTGGTCTCGCTATTCTGGCGATCTCGATGGCTGCGGCAGACGCCTTCAAGGAAGGTGGAATTGCTCTAGGGATCGCCTCGATCGCATTCCTGGCTCTGGCCTCCGCGATGAAGACCCTATCCGGGATCACGTGGACTCAGCTGGCAATTGGTTTGATCGCTCTTGCTGGTGGTATGCTGATCCTGGTTGCTGCGGCAGCTGGTGCACAGTACTTCGCGGTAGGTATGATCATCCTTACTGCTGCGCTACTTGCGCTAGGACTAGCCCTACTCCCGATCTCGATCGGTATGGCGGCCTTTGCGGCGGTTCTGGGTATCTGTGCTACTACTGGTGCAGCAGCGTTCCTAGTTCTGACTGAGGGTCTGAAACAGCTAGCGGCAATTCTTCCGCAGGTAGCCATCGACTTTGCGAACGCCATCGCTAACTTCATCATTACTCTAGGAGCCAAGGCCCCGGAGCTGGCGGTGGCTATGGCTGCTCTACTCGGAGCAATCATTTATGCTATCAACGCCAATATCCCAGGCATTGTCGCAACATTGTTCATCCTGATCCAGGCGATGCTCACCGAGCTGGCTAACCACGCCTACGAGTTCGGAGAGAAGGGCGCCACGATTCTGGCAAACTTCCTGAATGGTATTGCCGACAACATCGGCAAGGTGATTGACGCTGCAACTAACGTCATTCTCAATTTCCTGGATGGAATTGCCAGGAATGGGCCCAAGATCATCGACAAGGGTATGTGGACAGTCCTCAAGCTCCTTGAGGGGGTTCGCGACGCCATCAACAAGTACGCTCCTCGTTTCAACAAGGTTGGTCGAGAGATTGCTTGGGCTATTGTCGACGGTATGACCAACGGTCTCGCATCCAAGGCCTGGAGCTTCGGTGAGTCTATGCTGAACGTAGCCAAGAAGGGCTACAACAAGGTCAAGAGCTACTTCAAGATCCACTCTCCTTCTCGACTGATGATGGAACTTGGAGGATATGTCGGTGAGGGTCTTGCTATAGGTATCGAGGATACTGGTGATCGTGTTGCTGATGCCGGCGGTAGTATGGCTGGCGCAGCTTACGACGCTATGTCAAAGGCGCTCGACGGAGTAAACGAACTCATCGAGGACGACCCATCATTCAAGCCGGAAATCAAGCCTATTCTGGACCTCACCGAGATGCAGAAGCAGGCTAAGGGCATCAACAACTTCATGCCCGCCATCGGAGTCACAGCTCAGGCAGCTAATGCTGCTCGACCTCCTGCTCCGATCGCAGTTGACAATTCTGACAAGAATGGTCAAAATGGTGTTACAAACATCACCTTCAACCAGACCAACAACTCGCCTGAGGCGCTGGATGCGGCGACTATCTATCGCCAGACCCACACTCAGCTTGCTATGGCAAAGGACAAGTTGACACTATGATCTCAGAGATCTCGTCCACGACAAAGTCGGGGGATCGTCTAACTATCGACATCACGAACCCCTACGAGTCGGGGGTCGCGGTCAAGGAGATTACTGGTCTGGGGCCAGTAAAGGCGGACATCAGCACTGATGGATTCGCCCTGCTGGACGGAGCATTCCTCAAGGGGGTCAGGGTTGGTACTCGTACTGTGGTACTGACTCTGATCCCCTGGGGGACCGACATTCAGGAACTCCGACTCAAGACATATTCATACTTCGGAGTCGGGGAGACCATTACTCTCGGTGTGACAACCGACTGGCTTAACGTGCACTCCGACTTCATCGTCGAGTCCGTCGAGCCGAACATCTTCTCTGAGCGGCAGGAGATCCAGGTCTCCCTTCTTGGGCTGGACCCGTATTGGAAGTCCTCCGCTACTCAGATCCAGAAGGTTGTGGGCTTCAATGACAACACACCCACCTTCGAGTTCCCGTTCTTCTCACAGGACAACCACAAGCTCAAGTTCGGTGATATGACCAACTCCTCGGGTAAGGATATCCGATACCTTGGTGACTACCCGGCTGGTGTTACTATTACTGTTGAGTTCCTCGGTACGGTCAGTAACCTTATCCTGAGTAACACGACCTTCAATGAGACAATGTCCATCTCTCGAGCTGGAAACTTCTATGCTGGAGAGAGTATTGTCGTAGACACTCGTCCCGGCAAGAAGTCGATCACTCACCAGGCTCGAGGAAGGAAGTCATACATCACTGGCGTTCTGGCTCCAGGTAGTACCTGGATTCAGATGCATCCGGGAATCAACACGATCGCCCTTCAGTATGCTGGAGGCGTTGACGATGTGAACGTCTCTATGGAATACGATACGCTTTACAGGGGGATCTAATGCAGCTGTTCTTTGCGTTCCTTCATAACTACAACTCATGGGTTGAGGTTCCGAACAACTTCTACTCCCTAAACTGGACTGAGCGGGCATATGACTACGGCCAGTTCGAGCTCCAGCTCTACTCGGATCAACCCGGGTACGAGTACAGTCTTGGGAACCTGTTTATTCGAGATGACACATCTACCGCCATGGTCATCGAGACAGCCACGGTGAAGCAGGAGGATGACGGTGTCTACCTCCACAAGTATACCGGGCGATCTCTTGAGTCTATGTTTGAGTGGAGAGTCCTACCCCACAGGCAGTGGATTGAGCCTGACAAGAACGGCCAGTTCAATGCTCAGATGACGGCTGAAAACTTAGCCCATGCGCATCTCGGGAAGGATGCGGAAGCTGCTCGTAGGATTGATAACTTCAACTTCCATCGAGAAACTCGAGTGTCGCAGATGGCCTACGTCAACGACACCGGGCAGAAGATCCAGGATGGGAAGTGGATCATATATGACCGAGCCCCCATCTCGGAGATGTTCCGGAACGTCTTGTCGGCGTGCAAGCCGAACGGATATTCTCTATTCTACAAGATCAAGCTCGAGAACCAGGGTATTCACTGTTACGTAACTGCCCCACATCTCATCAATACGATCACACTCGCTCAGGAGAATGACAACTTCTCCGACTTCGAGTCAGTGGACTCCATTGTCGATAAGAAGAGTACGATCTATGAGGTCTGGGACTCCGGCGATGTGGATCTGAAGTGGATCGCTGACGGTAGTACCCACACTCGGGCGCACACACTGCGATCCGAGAATCCAATTACTCGACGAGAAGTCTTGTGGGATAACACTCAGGTACACAAGCCTTACTCGATCAAGGACTGGAAAGCGCTTACTGATCTTCAGCGGAAGCATATCACATCTCTTAGCGAGGTGTGGTATCCCTTCTGGGTTCTGGACGCTATGTTCCCGAAGTATACCCCACTCAAGATGATCTCGGGTAAGATCAACAGCTTCTCCAACGTCGAGTACCGTACTGGGTTCGATGTCGGAGATATCTTCTACTACGTCCCCTCGGGCAGCAACGCAGAACCAATTGAGTGCCAGCTGACTGAGATGACTGAGTCTTGGTCCAGTAGTGGGTTCTCTCGAGTTCCCACTATCTCAATGTCGTCTCGTACCAAGTGGAATGGTGACGGCTTCCGTATCGACTTCACTCGCGGTGGCCCCGGAGAGGTCATTGCTCCTCGAGAAAGGGATTAATGCATGGCCATTTCTAGTGGTTTCTACAACTCGGTGAATGGTGACCGGACATACGATGCTGACCAGTTCGGATCGCTCTTTGACGGTATCATCGCACCGGGTGTCTTCCCGAACGTGGGAGACAAGTTCCGAGTTCGCCCCACCAACAACGGTATGTCCGTGTATGTAGGTGCTGGTAAGGCATGGCTGAACAACCGATGGGTAGAGAACTCCGGTGATGAGACGGTGACACTCACTGGTTCTCACGCGACACTGGACCGAATCGACCTGGTATGCATCGAGGTTGACCGATCCAAGGCTGTCCGTGGCGCCAAGATTAAGGTGGTCCAGGGTACCCCCGCAGTTACTCCTCTGATCCCGAATGTTGGGGACAGCGGTGACCGACAGACATTCGCTCTGGCCCAGATCAAGGTCATCAAGAACTCTCGACAGATTGTTGCCGAGAACATCATCAACCTTGTGGGTAGTGCTCGCACTCCTTATGTTCGCGGCCCTCTCGAGACGATCAACCTGGACTCCCTTCAGGCTAAGCTCCAGGGCGAGTTCAACACCTGGTTCGACTCGGTTCGAGATGCTCTGGCTAACGCTGGGGGTAACACCTCTACCGACGTTGCCAACCTCAAGGTGAGTGACAAGAACCAGAATGAGCGGCTCCAGGCCGTAGAGGGTCGAATCGCTGGAACTGAGCTCAAGATTACGAACATTGAGGGCCGTTTCAGCAATTCCGGATCTGTCTATGGGATGCTGAATGACTCGAACGTCGGCGTCCACAACTCGATCTATCGGGGCGCTTCTCTGGGTAGCTCGGTGACTCCCTACCTCCAGGCGATTCGAAGCGGATCGTTCTCTGGGCTGTACCTTGGCGACTACTGGACATACTCTGGTGTCACTTGGCGAATCGTGGCATTCAACTACTTCATGAACATCGGTGAGCCACCCTTCCGACAGAACCATATCATAGTAGTCCCGGACCGGTCTCTGTTCCGAGAGGCTTGGTCTACCACCATCCCGGACCAGCGGTCTTACGTGGACTCGACTCTGAACCAGTCCACCATGACGCAGGCCAGTCGTATGGCTGAGTCCCTGTTTAACCGATCCAATATGGTCGGCGTCTGGACTCGAGTCGCTACTGGGTACGATGGTAACGGCGCAGTCAGGGATTGGCGCTGGTATAACCCGCACATCAATATCATGGACGAGGCCATGCTCTGGGGAACGTCGATCTTCAACGATCCCCTCGCCAAGGGTATGCACCACAACCAGTTCCCCGCCTTCAGGCTCAACCCCGCCCTTGTTAACATTGAGGAGGAGTACTGGCTTCGTGAACGAGCTTCAGCACAGACTGCAGTCTACATGAAGTCTACTGGTCAGTTCTCCCACGCCCCGATTAACTACTCACTCGGGGTACGTCCCTATCTAGCGATCGGTTAACATGCAGCACTTCGGATTCAACCCCCTGACCGACATCGTCCTTGCGATATTCTTGTCGGTTCTGGGATCTTCCGGGATGTGGGCTTGGATCATGAAGCGCAGTGAGCGGAAGTCCGCCACGTCAAGGCTTCTGCTCGGAATGGCCCATGACCGGATTGTATATGTCGGGAAGACATATCTCCATCGAGGATTTCTCACCCTCGACGAGTATGAAGACTTCATGAAGTATCTCGTAGAGCCCTATTCCGAGTTCGGGGGGAATGGACTTGCCGAGAAGATAGTGAATGAGGTCAAGAATCTTCCCGTAGTCCCCACCCCTAGACCCCCGGCAAAGAGGAAAACCAATGGCTAAGCATCTCCAGGAGAGCAAGTTGAACAACAAGTCCTACGACGTCCTCAAGTGGGTTGCGCTGGTCGCCCTTCCGGCTACCTCTGCGCTCTACCTCACTCTGGCGGCTCTGTGGCATCTGCCTCACCCGACTGAGGTCGCTGGCACCATCGCTGCGATCGATACCTTCCTGGGTGTGCTTCTCGGCGTGAGCTCCACCAAGTACCAGGGGACTCAGCCCTCCGGTGCTCTCCATGTGTCTGAGGACCAGGGGATCCACGCCACCTTTGACCAGGGCGTCGCCGAGATGCTCCGTAACGGGAAGGTGACGCTGGACGTCAAGCAGGTCTAAGCGAGAAAAACCTGTGGTATAATGAACCCCTAGAAAGGAGCCCATCCATGAAGAACCCTGACCCCATTCAGCAGACAATTGAAGCTGCTCTGAAGGAGGCCGAGCTTCACGATCCTGCTAGTGAGGACTACACCACAATTGCTCGAAATGTCGAGACTCTTGCAAAAGCCAAAGCCCTTGGCGAGAGCAAGAAGCTCAGCAAAGACGCAATTCTCGGTGCGGTCACCTCCATGGCAGGTATCGTAGCCGTCCTCCAGTACGAGCGACTTGCTGTTGTCAGCTCGAAGGCGTTTGGTTTGATCATGAAGGTTAAACCCTTCTGAGATTCGCCTGGCCCCCTGTGCTATACGCATGGGGGGCTGGGCTTATCTTTTTTTTT